TCGTTCGATTCGGCCTTGTACGCCGTGAGGTTCCGCGCTAGGGCTTCGGCTTCGGAACGTCGGGCCTGCTCGGCCTTGGCTACCTGCTCGTTCTCGACGGCGTGGATGCGTTCGTGGGCGAGGTGTTCCTTGGTGTGGGCTTGCGAGTGAACCGCCGCCGTCGCCGCTACGGCATCGAGCGCCGTCTTGACCGCGGACTCGGTCCGTGACGCCGTCTGCTCGACGACTCGCTCCAGCCGGACGGCGGTCTTCTCCACCTCGCGTTCGAGCCGCTCGGCCGTCTCCCGCGCTACCAGCCGCTCGCGTTCGTGGACCCTGTCGTGATCGGTTTCGCCGGTCATGGTGTGCAGGCGTGGCCCCCCGCCACGTCGACGTGGGTGTGGAAGTGCCGGTCGCCGGTGTAGACGTGCCAGCCTTGGGACGGCGTCCAGATCTTGAGGTCCACGATCACCGTCGCCGCCTCCAGTCTCTTGAGCCTGGTCTCGTTGACGATGAACTCGGCGACCAGGACCAGGTCCTCCATCCCGCCGTCGATGACGAAGATGTCCTCGGCCGCACCACGCCACGTCTCCGGGGGGACGTCGTCGATGTAGCCGTGTTTGGAGACGGTGTGTGTGCCGTCGATGAACCGGCACAGGAACACTCCCCCGGAGCGGACGTCGAACTTCGACCAGACCGCGGCATGGATAGCCTCCAACGCCGGGGCGGCGCCGAGCTCGGGGATGGCCGGCGCGGCGTCGACCTCGCGGATCGAGAGCTGCTCGAGGTCCGACTGCCGCTGGACGATGAGCTTGGGACCGACCCCCATCCTGCCCGTGCGGCGGTTGACCCGATCCACGGTCTCGGCCTTGCTGCGCCACGGCCCGAACTCCCCGCCGGCCTCGCGCAGACGCCCAGGACCGTCCAGGAACGCCCGGAGACGGCGCATCATCTCCTTGGCGTCCTGGGTCTTCGGCATCTCCCCTTCGGGGAAGCGAGCGGTGACGAACTCGGTCACTCGAAGTCGCTCGGCGTGCCGTCGTCATCCAGGACCTTGTCGCGGTACCAGGCGTAGCGGAACACCTGCTCGCGCGGCGTGCCCTCGGGGACGTGGAAGACGTCGCCGTACAGCGAGTAGCGGTCGCCCTCGTCGTCGGCGCCGAGATGCTTGAAGGCGTTGCCGTCCAGCATCGCCTGCTTCTCGGCCATACGGGAGCCGAAGTTCGAGCCGCGGTGAGCGTCTCGGAACGTGACCCACGTCACATCGGAGAAGTCCTTTCCAGCCATGCCGACCACCTTTCGCTCTGGGGGAAGACGTATGCTGCAGACCTAGACAGGGAGGACCCGATGAGGTTCTTGAAGTGGATCGGCAGAGTGACGCTCTGGTTCGTGTTCCTACCCGTGGGCCTGTGGCGTTCGGTCAAGCATGGGAAGGACCGCCGTCAGACCAAGGTGCTCGAGGCCATCGCAGCGAACCAGCCGCAGCCCGCGCCGCTGACGATCCGCGGTATCCCCTCGGACGAGCTGCCCGCCGCGCCTTAGACGATCTCGTAGAAGTCGAACAGGTCGGCGTAGGTGGTCGAGGGGATGCTGTCGAAGTCGTGGATGTGGATACGTAGGACGGCGAACGCCGCAGACGCCGGCGCGGTCCCTTCCACCTCGAAGAACCTCCAAGAGCGGTCCGGGCTCGAGGCGCTCGCGCCGACCGTCGTTGACAGCAACGCGGAGCCGGAGTCGAGCCAGTCGATCTCCAGGTTCACCCGGCCCCGGCCGAGGATGGTCGCTCCGATCCCTCGATAACTCAGTCCCACGGTGACAGGGATGGCCGTGGCTGGGGTGGTCTTGACCTTCGCCGGCTCCGCGGATGAGAGGATCGCCATCGAGGACTCGCCGTCCAGGAACTGCACCGAGGACTGACTGATGCTGCAGCCAGACTGCGCTACCCATCCTGTGGTTCCGGTCTCGAAGGACTGCTGCACCTCGGTGAGCAGGGAGACCGGCTCGGCGAAGTGCGCCGACAGCGTCCACGTCACAGACCAGTCGAAGGTGTTCGGGGAGTCGATCGCGATACCCTCGATGATGGAGACCTGCTCGATCATGTCGCCGGCGGGTGGACGCTTGCGGACCATGACGACGTCGCCGATCTCATGCGCGAGCACCTGCGTCCACCCGGCCAGCGTGGTCGGCTGGAGCTTGAGCGCGGTGATCCTCATCCGAGGCGACGCGTAGCGATCCCTGAGCTGCGAGGCCCGCCGCTCGGTGATGGTGTCCGAACCGGTCTGGGGAGTGGCGGCGAGCAGCGTCATGTCCAGGGACCTTCGCCAATGCCGCGCGATGGAGGTCGGGGAGGTTCTACGTTCGGTGGCGACGTTGACCGGGCTCACAGCCACCTGGACGTCGTTGTAGATGCGGTCGGCGCCGGTCGTGATCTCGATGTCGGTGTAGCTGGTCTCGTTCTCGCCGTAGACCTCACCGGTTACAAGGTCCAGGAGGTGGTCGGCGTCGTGGAAGTTGAAGTCCCCGGCGCCGTCGATGAAGATGTTGCCTCCCTCGGTCTCGGCGACCTGCTGGACGTAATCGAGCGCCTTGGCCGAGACGTCGATGTCACTACCACCGAAGGTCCCCAGGATGATGACCGTCCCGGTGTCGAGCTTGGTCCACTCGGGGTCGAGCTCGGACTGCTGCCACCCCACGGTCTGCAGGACGCGGGAGATCCTCGCGCCGGCTGAGTCGTCGATCGGGGCGATGGGCCAGGTGAGGTTGAACTCGGCGAGCGACAGAGCGAGGAACCCATCCGTGGCCTGGATCGTCGCGACGGCTTCCGGCGCGGCCGGGTCGAAGGTCTGCGGCCAGTCCTCGATGAAGCCGGAGAACAGGTAGTAGAGCACCGTTCCCCCACCGCCGAGGACGTCGGTTGACCCCACGAACGAGGAGCCCACCGAGAACGCCGTGGTTCCTGTAGCGGCTTCGCTGGTGAGCCGGACCCGGCGGGTGGGACGCATCGACGGGTAGTGCGCGCCGGCGGTGTTGGAAGGGACGTATCTGCCGTCGCGGTTGTCCACCACCATCGTCGCCTGTCCGGCTCGGGAGCGGTCGAGCTCATTGTCCCTTCCGCGGTTCGTGGAGAAGCCGCGGAGGTACGGCGTCTCGTCGATCCACACCGGGTCCAGTCCTGGGTCGGCGAGGGAGAGCTCGAAGCGAACGGTGGGAGTGGTCATACGATCGAGTAGTGGAGCCAGGAGCCGCGTTCACAGATGGTGTTCTCAGCCACGGCCACGTTCTGCGCCCAGGTGAACTGGAACGCGCCGGAGTTCACGCCGTTCTGGATGAACCCTCGCAGGCTCACGTACGCGATCTGGGTGCCTGATGTGTTCGAGATCAAGATGCCCGTCGTGTCGTAGGCCGAGATGGCCGTGGTGGTAACGGTGCCCGCCGGACCGATGCCACGGCTACATTCGAGACCCACGATCGTCGGCGAAGCCGGCCCGGTGAAACCGAACTTGAGGTCTGACGCCGACAGGGTCGTGAAGAACGCCATCATCTCGAACCGGTAGACCGTGCTCGCGCTCATCGAGAACGTGAGGTCGTTGTCGGCTTGGAGCGTCGTGGAGTTGTTGACGATCTCATCGGTGGTCTTGAGGAGTTCGGTCCACACGCCTGCCGTCAGCGGCGCCGGGACGGTGATGCGCCGGTCCACGATCTGCGTCGAGCCGATGACCGTGTCCGCGGCGGGGATGTAGATGGAGGCGAGGCACACCGAGGACGCCGGGAGGGCGGGCTGGACGGGAGTAGATGCTGCCGTTCCTGCCGTGACGGACTTGGTCCCGGAGCCGTTGACCACGACCAGGTCGATCCGGTCCAAGGTGCCGTGCGCCGCCGTGATGGTGACGTTCCCGCCTGTCACCGAAGCCGTCGCTCCGGCGACCTTGACCGTCCCCGCGGCTACCGCGAGCGTCATGTCGCCGTTGGTGGTGACGGCGCAGCCGGAGACGACTCCGTTGTCCCCCCCGGCCGAGTTGCCCAGGATGGCGAGGTCGGAGGACCACAGCTTGGCTTGGGCGGGGAACGCGGCGTCGACGAGATTGGGAATCGTGAAGGCCGTAGGTCATCCCCTCCCGTGGTGAGCCAGACGGACGTTCCTACGACCCTTGCCAGCGAGGCCCTGGTCGACCTTCTCCACCAAGGTGGACAGGTCGCCGTGGAGGTGGAGGTTGATCGGCGCGCCGGAGGCCCCGGCCAGCGAGGATGCTACTTTCGGGTTGAACCCCGGCGGCAGAACATCGCCGACCTGCCCTCCCAAGGCCCCCCCGACCCCTTGCCCGAGTTGCTTGAGCCAGTTGATCGCGCTCTGGATCCACCCGATCAGAGTCTCCACCGCCGAGATGATGGCGTTGATCACCGCGAGGACGGGACCCTTGACGGCGTTCCATGCGCCGATGAAGCGGTCCTTGATCCACCCGACGGCCTTGGCGATGATGTCGATCAGTTTGGCGATCACGTCGATGACGAATCCGATCGCGGCGACCACCACCGGCAGGACTTCCACCGCGAGCTTGACCCACAGGAGCTGGATCACGATCCAGATCTTGATGAGCGGCCCGACGGCCTCCCAGAGCTTCTTGACGGCGTTCCACAAGTCACCGAGAGCCGGGAACAGGTTGTCCCGCAGAACGTGCCATACCTGGGTCGCGGCCTCGAACAGCTCCCCGCCGAGGCGCTTGACCAGAGGACCGATGACCTCCCAGACCTTCTGGAACCACTCCGACGTCGCCTGGAGCGCCGGCCCGACGTTGGCCTGGAGGAACTCGGCGAACGACGTCAGCCCTTGGAGGAGCGCCGTGATGGCCGGAGCCAACGCGGTGCCGACGATCTCGGCGAGGTTCTCGAACGCCACCCCCATCGCCGCGCTCGAGGTGGCGTTCGCCGCGGCAGAGCCAGCGAACTGCGACGTCAGCTCGGCGAGGATGACCTTCTGCGCGCCGAGGATGTTGTTGTGCTTCACGAACTGCGCGATCTGTTTCTGCTGCTCCTCGGAGAACTGAACGCCGACCCTGGTGAGGGCGGTCATGCCCAGGACAGGGTCGTTCAATGCCTTACCGAGCTGGATCGACGACGCCTTGAGGTCGACCGTCCCACCCGACGCCGCCGCCATCCCTGCGGCCAAGTCCGTGACCGCTACCGCGGCCTGGTTGAAGATGTCGTTGTTCTTGCCGACCTCGTTGCGGATGTTCTTGAACGTCAGCAGCATATTCAGGCCGGACTGGATCGTCTCATCGTCGATGGAGGACTTCTTCGACAGAGCGTTGGCGAGCTCGTCCACCTGCGCCGCAGTAACGTGCGCCGCATGACCGGTCGAACGCAGGACGGCCTCGGTCTGTTGCAGGACGACCTCGGATTCCTCGAACTTGGAGAACGCATAAGCCGCCCCCGCAGCGAGGGCGGCGAGTCCACCGATGGCGACCTTGAGACCCTTGGAGAAGCTACTGGTGCGCGACTGAACGTCGACCGTCAGCGTGGAGATGGTTGGCATCAGCCCACCCTTGGAAGATGGCCCCTAACACGTCGGGGCTCTGGGTCTTGGGTTCGGGGCGGAGCCAGGGCGGCAGGAAGTCCTCGGGCTTGAACCGCCCTCGCAGGCCGACCTTGGCCGTGATGTAGCCGAGCATGGCGAAGCCGGCGTCGATCCGTTCGTGGATCAGGAGCGGCCCGTGGACCTGCTCGAACGCCAGCCAGCGTGTCAGCTCGATACCGGGGAGGGCTTCGAGTTCTGCGATGGGTCGCCCGAGGGCGAGGGCGACTCGGTAGAGGGCCGCTCGCCTCGGGCTTGCGCGAAAGCCGCCATCGCCGCCTCGAGCTCGGTCGTGGACAGGCCGTTCACCTTCGCCGACGCGGCGAGCAGCGGCATCAGCACAGGGAACGGCTGGTCCAAGAGCAGGGGTAGGTCCTCGTCACCGAGCAGCCTCTCCCCGTTCTCATCGACCAGCGCCGCGAGCAGGATCCGCATCGTGGCGATCTCCGGCTTCGGCTCGTCGTCGAGCAGCTCGAGTTGGTCCTTGACCGACAGCGAACGGACGCCGACCTTGCGTTCCCACTCCGGGACGTAGACCGTCTCGATCCCTGCGCCGACGGCGGCGCGCATCGCGTCCCGGAGGTCGGTCACGACGGCGTCACCGAAGTCACGCCGGGCGTCACGATCTTGAGCGTGATGTGCGCTTCCATCGCGGCGTCGTCGGTGGCCTCGACCTCGAACTGGATCGGGATGCATGGGAACCGATACGCCGAGGCCCAGTTGGGATGCTGAAGCTCGTAGTACCTCGCGACCTGGTTGGTCGCGTCGTAGTCGGCCTTGAGGTTGGTGTGCGGGGTGAGCGTCGGATCCCACGCTAGCGTGAGCTCGACCTCGTTGCCCTCCTGCCGGCCGGCGAGGAAGTCGGCCCACATATCACCGTGCGCCGAGACGTCGATCAGCGCTCGGGTCGACCCCACGGCCGTGACCGTCATGATCTGCGACACGGTGGTGTAGGTCCCTGTCGCCGATCCTGTCACGGTGTTCTGTTTCAGGAAGCCGAGGAACCCTGCCTGCTTGGTCATGTTCCCCCCTTCCTATGCCACGAAGACCGCGGCGGTGACCGATGTGGTGAACGAGTTGGTCACCACGACCGTCCCGTTGGCTTGGACGTACCTGCGGACCGGCGTGAGCCGGATGAACCGTTCCTGAGCGTTGGTGACCGAGACCGTGACGTCGGGGTTGTACGAGGTACCGCCCGGCGCGTTGGTCAGCGAGTTCGGATCGTCGACGACGACCGAGTCCGGCGAGCCGCCGGCGTTCTTGACGTGCAGGATGTGCGTCTTGTCCAGGTCGGCCGTCGCCGGCGTGAAGGTGTCGGACGCCGAGACACCGGTGTAGGTCGGCGTGATGCCGGCCTCGGTGACCGTCTGGACGGTGTATGCCGCCATGCTTCCTCCTTATCCTCGGATCGCTGCCTTGAAGATCCCGGTCATCACGCCGATGATGCCGGGGACCGACGCCACCGCGGCCTGTTGGCCGTAGGGATTCGCACTCATGTGGACCGTGCCGAACTGGACGAACCGGTCGTACTCAGCAGACGAGCCGACTCTGGCCGTCGTCCCATCCCCCAGCCCGGAGTCGTCGATGTCGATCAGCGAGACGAGCCGGCCGGTGTCACGGGGTGCTCGAGCGATCATCTCCCGAGCCACCACCTGCCCTCCCGCCTCGACCGCCGGGCGTTCCGCGGCCTTGGCCTGGAGCATCGCGGCCTCGAGCGCCGCTCGGGTCTTGGCGATGCCGAGGATGTTGAGGCTCACTTCTCCGGCTCGACTTCGGGTTCCTCATCCTCGTCCTGGGGGACGAACGTTTCCTTGGTCCCCTCGTACTTGTAGGTGCCTGTCGTGCCTTCGGTGATCTTCGCCATCACCCCACCCCTATCCCGCTGAACGATTCGAGCCGCATGAGCTCGTTGGGCAGTAGGAAGATCGCGGGAGCGAACCCGCGTGACTCCATCAGCTCCATGCCGAACGCCTCCCCCGTGCCGCGCTCGTTCAGCGTGTAGGCGCGGGTCGCGGCGTCGATGCAGATGGATTTGATCTCCGCCATCTCGCTCGAGGTCTCGGCGTAGCCGTGGTCGTAGGTGATCGTCGCCGCCTTGTCCCACCACAGGCCGTCTGTTCTCCAGACGACGCCGTCGGCGTTGAACGAGAACGCGGTGAAGGACACGGCGGCTACCGTCATCGTGCAAGCCGTCACCGGCCGCTCCGGCAGGTAGATGACGTCGCCCATGGCTCGAGGCCAGGGGTTCAGCCGGCCGAAGGTCAGCGAGTATTCCGGCTGGACGACCAGGACCTCACCCGTGACCGTCGACAGGACTTGTCCTGTGACCCCGCGGATGATCTCCGAGGTCGCGCGTAGCAACGCCTGGAGCCGTGAGGGGTCCGTGGGAACGGCCATGCCGGTGTGCTCGCAGAACTCCGAAGCCGAGACGAACGGGTCGGCCATCTACTTCTTGGCCTTGCGTCGGCGTGTCGGCGTCGGCTTGGCCTCAGGCTCGGCCTTGGGCTTCTCGTCCTTGTCCTTCCAGCGCCACTCCAGGACGTCGCCGTTCGGCTCGTAATAGCCCTCCTCGGTCTCCTGGATGCGTTCCATCAGAGCACCGCCGCACCGACGGTCAGACCCGTCACCTGGCTGTACGTGACCGCGATGGAGCGCGGGTAGACGCCCGTGGGCAGCGCATAGACCGTGGTCCCCGAGATGAACGCCGGCTTCGCCACGCCGTCGATCGTGATGATCGTGGAGTTGGCACCGACGGTGGCGACGAGGACCGGGGTACCCCCGGACATCCATCCGCCGGCGTTGGTGCCGGTCCCCGCGACGGTGTCTCCACCACCGGATGCCGCGGCCATGGTCATCGCGGCACCCTGCGCTGCGACTGTGATCGCTGCCATGCTTCCTCCTTCGTCAGGCAAGGGATAGGGGCCGGCAGCCCTGCACAACACGAGGAGCTACCCCGCCGCGTTCAGGCTCTGCACCGACCCCTAACCCAAGGCTACCTACGTGATGCGGATTCCGGACAGACCCACCGGGCGAATCAACGCCGTACCGAAGTAGGCGAAGATGTTGAGCTCGATGTTCGCCGGGCCTTGCTTCTCCTCGAAACGGAACGTGAGCAGCGGGGACTCCCAGACCCACAGGTCCGATGCCTTGATGAGGAACATCTGCGAGTCACCTGCCGCCACGCCGGTCATCGCCCAGGCCGGCTGGAACGAGAGCGAGTCGACCTGGTAGCCGGCCGATGGCGGGTTCGCCACGCCGGCTGCGTTCATGCCGCCCGTCCAGGGGAACAGCGGACGCTGGGTGGTGTCCACCGCCTGAGCGAGCCGTGCGGTTGCGCCCTGGCCCATCGCAGCTCCGGTCGGAGCGGCGAAGCGAGCGAACCAGTAGTCGGCGACGGCCTTTCGGATCGCCTTGACGAGCGTCTGGTTGTCCGTACCACCGGCCGTGGTGACCGCCTGCGCACCGGAGGGAACGAACCCGTTGGTGATCGTGCCGCCGGCACCTGAGGCACCGTTGAGCAGCGTGTAGACGATCGTCTCGGTCTGGCGCTCGTAGGACTCCCGCATCTCGGCGAACGCGATCTGGTCGATCGCCGGGTTCGAGGAGTCCACGATCTCACGGGTGAGCACGATGCGCCCCGAGATGGCCTGCGGCGTCACGACCTGCGGTGCGAACGCGAGCGAGCCGTCGGAGGGGTTCGTACCTTCCACGTGGGTCGCCGAGCCGGTCGTCACCGAGGTGAACTTCGGCACGGTGAACGGCGTGGCGTTGGCGATGGTCCCCTGAGAAGCCAGGCTCACCAGCGGCCGCTCCCGGAACAGGTCCGACACGTACAGGTCGGGCCGGTAGCCCGGAGGGATGATGGACGCGGCCGTCGTGGTGGTCTGCGGGGCGAAGTTGATGGAGTGGTGGACCACGTCGGCGATGTCCTCGGACTGTGCGCGGAACTTGCGGAGCCGGTGGATCGCGTCCTCGTCGTGGTCGCGAGCCGCCGCCCATGCGTCACGGACGAGCGAGTCGCCGCGGCCGTCGAACGTGTAGACCGAGGGCTCCTTGAGCGTGCCGTACCGCGCCGCCCGGACCGTCTCCGGGCCGTCCTGCGGCGAGCCGATGCTCTCCAGCGTGGTGCGGATGCCGGCGTCGAGCTGATCGGTGACGCCCTTGCCGAACTGCTCCAGGAACTCCTGCTGGTTCTTCGCCACCCGCTCGGCGAGAGCGGACAGGTGCGCCTCGAAGTCGACGCGCTCCTCCCCCTCCCCCTGCGGGTTCTTCATGTCCTCTGCCATCGTCACTCCTTCTTGCCGAGCCGCCGCGATGCGCTCCACCCGAGCGTCGTCGAAGGCGGGATATCCCGTGAGCGCGACGCCTCGCAGCGTGGCCCTCTTGACCAGGCGAACCGACTCATCGGAGGGATCGGGTTCCCACGCATCCCCCGCATCGACGTCGAAGTCCACCTCGATGGAGAAGCCGTCCAAGACGCCGTCCTCGGCGAGCGAGAGCGCCTTGTCACCTTCCCCTCCGCGAGCGACCTTGATGGTGCCGGTGAGACCGACAGCACCAGGCTGGAGACGGGCGGCGAACCCGACCGTGTCCTTGCGTTCATGCCCGAGATTCAGCTTGACTCGCTTCGGATCTGACCAGTGAAGCGAATCTGGGGCGAACTTCCACTTGGCGAACCCGGACGGCGCGACCTTGTTCCAGGGGACGAGCATCCCTTGGACGATGCGCGTCTCGGCGTCGGCCTTGAACGACGCGGCCACCTCAGGGTCGTCAACGAACGTGATCGTGTGTTCCTCGGTCATGTGACCTCCTGGGTCTGCGGCTGCTGCGCCGGCATCGCGGCCGGGGGTGCGTTCTCAGCACGTTGGGACGGCGTGAGCTTCGGCCGGTCCTCGAGCTCGCGGATCTCGTCGGTGGTGTAGGCGCCGACTTCCTTGCCGACCTTGTAGGCGTCCATACGGGCCTTGGTGTCGCCGCGGAGGAACCCGTCCAGACTGACTTTGGCCTCGTATCCCCTCGGCAGAACGTCCCGCATAGAGAGCCGTTGCTCGAGCGCCGCCATATACGGCGCGAACGTGAAGTCGACCAGGTCTAGCCGGCGCTGCTCGGCGTTCTGGTACGTCCTCGAGGTGGTACTCACGCCGAGGTCCTCGGGGTCCACCCCTGCCGCTCGGGCGATCTCCAGGACGGCGTGTTGGCGTTGGTCGGCGAGCTGGATCTGCTCGGCGTTGAACTGGAGGGTCTTGAGCTCCCACGCCGAACCGACGTAGCCCCATTGCTTCCGGGCTCGCGCTTGCGCCCACTTGTCCAGCAGGCCGGTGACGAGCGCCTCGTCCTCGCGAGGATGGGTGCCTTCCTTCGGCGTGAAGTAGCCGAGCGGGACAGGTTCGTCGGCGTAGCGGGAGGCCGTCGAGTCCAGGGTCAGACAGGTTCGGATCGCTCGCGCCGCGTGGACCAGGAGCGGCGGGTTCGGGGAGTCGAACCGGATGACCTCGTTGTCGTTGACCGGATAGCCGTCGATGTAGACGCGAGCCGGTCCTACCGAGTTCGATGGGCTCGAGCCGTTCACCGGCGGAACCCAGCCCTGGACGTTGACCCGATGCGGGCTGATGTGCTCGGCGAAGCTCGGGTAGCCGTGCCACCCGAAGTCCAGGACCCTCCACCAGGAGATGCCTTCGAAGAGCAGGTCCTCGTATGTGTTGGCGATCGTGACGATGTTGGGGATATCGGGGTCGATCTGGTCCAGCAGGGTCGTCGGAGACTGGATCTGGTGGTCCTTGTCGCGGATATGGATCGGTAGGCGAGCCAAGGTCCCCGCGATGAGGTTCCGGGACCTCAGGACCGCCGGCACCTGGAGGGCTTCGCTCCGTGAGATCCGTGGGGCGATCGCTCCCCCGAAGGTGATGGCGTTCCGCATCTCGGGAGGGACGACGATCTCGAACTGCGCGTCGGGTTCACGGTCGAATCCGAGCCGCTCGAGCCATCCGGTGTCGGTCATCCGATCCCCTCCGATGGCAGTCCGATGAACGGCTCGGGCTCGAACACGGTCACGGCGTGGACCGCCATCTCCATCGCGATCAAGCCCCTGGCACGATCGGAGATCTCGTACCGCTCGCCGGCCTCGTTCGACTTGAGCGTGGCCGACAGGACGTGCGTGCGGAGGACGGGGTCGCCGTCGTGCATCAGCAGTCCGGAGCGCAGCATCCGGTTGAACGTCCCCGAGGCGGCGGCGAGCCTAGGCACGGAATGCGCCGCCTCGATCATCGGGACCCCTTCGGCCGCGAGCAGGTCGGCGGAACGGATGAACGCCCCCATCGGGTGATGGACGGCGAGCACGATGAACCGCTGGCAGAGCTCCAAGATCGCGTCCTCGGTCCGAGCCAGGATCGACGTCCCCTCGAGGTGCTCGAGGAACTCGACGCGGACCGCCACCCGTCCCTCAGGACGGTTCGCCGCGACGCAGATGGCGGCGTTGTGCCCGACGGAAGGGGCGAGGATGACCTCCTCGCCTTCCTCGATCCGCCCGATGTCCACCGCGAGCGGGTCCCACTCCTCCGGCGAGATGGGCTGCTCGGCGCCGGCGGTCCAGACGTTGCAGGCCGATCGTGCCCACTCCCCAGGGCTCATCGTCGGCGAGGCTTTCCGTGCCTGCAGAGCCTTCCTCGTGACCCACGGCGCCGGGTTTGCCTTCGCCACCAACCCCAGGTCGTCGCGGTCCTGGTCGGGATCGAGCGCGTACTCGAGCCAGGTGAACCCCGGTCCGGTCGCGTGGCACATCGGCCCCTGCCGGCGGTAGGTCGGGAGCTCTATGACCTTCTCGCGGAGCTTGTAGAGCGGGCTCGAGAACGTGAAGCCGGCGGTCGAGATGGCGACCATCCGCCCGCAGCCACGCTCCGCGGCGCGCTTCCACAGCTTGTCCCGGAGCATCTCGTACATCGCCAGGTCGTGGTGGGCGTGGAGCTCGTCGACGAGCACAAGGGTCGGGATCGCGCCCTCCTGTTTGCCGACCTCCGAGGCGATGACCCGGATCTCCCCGGCCCGGCGGCGGTTCGGCCCGTCCCCCTGGTGGTAGATGGCCCGGATGCCGTTCTTGACGTCCAGGAGCTCGGCCACCGGGGAGTCCTGGATCAGGATCCGGCATTGCTTGAACAGCGTTGCGGCCTGGTCGGCGGCCGAGGCCACGATGAGGACCTGGGCGTTCGGCACTCGGATCATGTGGTAGACCGCGAGCGCCGCGAGGAGCGTCGTCTTGCCGTTGCCGGTCGGCAGGACGATCACGGTCTCGCGGGTCCCCCGGAAGTAGGGCGCCAGGAGCCGGCGCTGGAAGTCCCGCAGGATCAGCGGCTTTCCGGCCTCGGTCCTCAGCTGGCGGCAGAACCGCGTGAAATCGGCGAGGGAGTACGGCGTCACGGCGGGAAATCGCTGGAAAGTCGGCTGAGAGGTC